CGCGGATAATCTTGTCCAGCGCTTTGTCGTGGTCAGTCATCGCTATCTTCCTCTTCGCTATCGGTGAAGTCCTTGATGACTTCCGCCACGCGCTTCTGGGCAAACCAAAAGCCAGACAGCCAGCCAGTAGATTCACCATCGTTGTTCGCCAGTTCGCACATGGCCAACTCCACTGTGAGGGCACGAGACAGTTCTTCAATGGCATCGTGGTAGCCAACTTCATAGGCGGCGGATGTTAATGGCTTGTCAGTCATTGGAAACGCTCCTTGAGTTGGCGGATGGCATACGAAATGCTGTTGCGAAGGCTTTCTCTGTCAGTAAACCCGCAGGTCTGTGCCTCCTTCGCCGCCATATCCAAGATCAGCGGGGCGGCTGCACGGATGGCATCTTGTGCGCCATCCCGATAATCCATGCGGGTTGGCTCGTTCACATCGTAACCATCACCGCTTCTGATGCGATTACGCAGGTCGCCACGATCAGCGGGAACGTCATCCCATGAACGCAAACCAATTCCAGCGCATATCGCCCGCGCAACGGCTTCGGTCAGGTCGTCAGTCACGGCCATAGCCACTCTCCCAAAGTTCGATGGCGCGGATGCAGTCGGCGATAGCAGGGCCGTCATCCATCTTACCGCTGCGGTAGGTGTCGGTCTTATGCCATAATACTCGGGTATTCCTCGCCATCGCCTCACGCGCACACAGCAGCTTTCGATCAACCGGAGGCTGCTCGTATTTCTGGATCATGTCGCAGAGGGCGCGGAAGGTATCGTTGCAGGACAGTACGATCAGCACATCTTTCGATGGCGTTTCTTCCCACCCACTCCGCTTCGCAGCTTCGATCAGCACCCAGTCTGGTGGTGTGTCAGTCATTGGCTTGTCCTTTATCTCTAACGCTTCGCAGATGCCCTATGACGTCCCACCAGCCGTGCATGGAGCCTGTCTTGCTGGCATGGGTCGCCATGTGCGCAATCGCGTCATTCAGCGCCTCTTTAAGTTCTTGTTCGCGGGCGAGGGCCTTATCCATGCGCGCGCCAACAGCGTCTAGGATAGCGTTTTCTTTCCGAAGGATGTCGTCCGTGTCAGTCATTTCGCCTGCTCCTTCTGCTGGCGTTTCAGCTTATGATAGCGTCCCTCGGCAGCGGATGCCGTGATGCCAAGCTGTTCACCTATGTCAGCGAACCGCAGGCCGTAGTTTTTCAGCTCAATCAGACGGCGTTCCATCTCCGGCGTCCAGTCAACACGTCCTTTATAAACGTGGTTCACTTCCAGACCCTCCGCGCTTCTGGCAGGAGCTGCTTGGTCTGGCAGGTTTTACGCAGGCAGCTGCGGACACCAGACAGCGTGATCTCTGCATTGCAGTGGTCGCACCAGATCGGCTTTGCCTTTTGGTTAAACATGAAGCAGTTCCTCGCTGTGCGTGATCTTGACGATGTCCAGAGGAACCCCAATGCGCTTCTCATATTTAACGCGCTCCTGTTTGGCGCGCTCCAGGCTGTCATATGCAAAGACGCTGGCGTTGCGCTTGGTGCGGATCTCATAGGTCACGTTCATGGCAGAACCACCCAGATGGCTGTGAAGAGGATCGGGAACCCGATGGCGAAGATGATGCCGCCAACGATCTCGCTGCGTGGCATGGTCTTGATGACGTTAGTTACGTTCTGCATTTTCGATATCCTTTACTGATTTGATGAGCATCATGCGCGCTTGCGCTGAGAATGATCGATGCTGTTCATTGGCAATTTTTGTGATCTTCTCACGCAGCTCAGGCTCAATGCGAATGGTCATGTAATCTTTAGGTGGCATCAGAAGTTCCATGGTTTGGCGTTGTATTGTGCTGCCACATTGCGGGCGGCGCGTTTGCCATCCACCTTGTGTTCAGCGATGAAATGGCGGCGACCGTCCTCGATCACGCTGATGGTCAATGTGCCATCGTAACGCTTGGTCGGTGCTGTGTAGTCTGCGATGCGCATGATCAAATCTCCCTCGCCCAGAAGCGGATGGCTTCGATGCCAAACTTTGCAGCGTCTGCCTTTGCGCGAGCAATTCCACTCTCAAGGTCAAGGCACCAAGTGAAGCACTTGATGGTGCGTCCGTCTGCGGTATCAGCGTAAATCTCAAGCATGTCGGCCCTCCGGTCTGCGTTGTTGATGTGGTGATTATTACCACTAGTTCCCACAAGGTCAAGCGGAGAATGGAAATTATTTTTGCGTCATCCCGACAAAATAATGCAGCAGCCGGTATGTGGTGAATATGAGCGGTGCGTCCTTTTCGCCTTGGTCCACACCGCCCAGGGGAGAGCCAGCCAGATGGCCCGGCAGGCGTTACTGGCTCTCCCCACCCTTCCTTGCATCAGATGCATCGGCAAAGCCCAGTAGGATCGCGGCCAATTCCCGTGCCTCATACGATCCGAAGTGTAGCCAGCCGCTCTTGCTGCTTTCCTGAATGAAGTCGCCCTTGATAATCATCAGCAGGCTATCGTCGTCCTCAAGCGTGACGAGGTATTCCCAGTCAGCCTCAGGCACGGGCACGCCAATATTGATGATCCCAGCCGTGCGCACATCTTCAAACATGGTGCGAAATGTCGCGCGCGTCTTGTCCCAGTCCATTATTCTCTCCCTTCAAAAAACGCATCAATCTGCGCTTTTGCGTCCTCTGCGCCGTGGCAAACCATCCACGTATGACCGCATTCATCGACCAGATAACGCTGCCAGTTGCGCTGTTCTGGCGATAGCAGACCGCCCTTTAGCCGCTTCATCTCGATCCATAGGAGATGCTTCGGGACGAATAGATCAGGCACGCCAGGGCTGACGCCTTCTGCCTTGAGCCTGGCGGCAGTGGCACGCGATCGAAAGCCGCCATTGGGAATGGCGAAGATCCGAATGGGCGCATATCTTCGGCGGAACCACTTAACGAGTTCGCGCTGCTCTTCATGCTCGGTGGGGATGCGGTCAGTCACCATCTCTTTTCCCATAATGGTTTTGTAATTTTCCTGCCTTCTGGCGCAATCAGGAGGGCAAGGCTTTCCATAATCGCTTTCGCAAGCGGCGCAGTATCCAAGATATGCCATCAGAAGGGCACTTCTCTTTCCCATTTGTCGCACTGGCCAACGCTGTTCACAAAGTCAGTTGGCGGCTCCATGTCGAACACATAGCAGCGCCCATCCATGCTGTAGCTGATGCAGTTGTGGCAGCATTTCGGTGGCCCAGCGCGGACCCATTCCTCATATTGAACCAGAAAATCTGGCTTGGCTGGTCTAGGCATTTGTCCATTTCCTCCTTGTGACGCGATAGTATTTCCCATCGCGGCGATATTTAATTGCGGCTGGGCAAGATCCACCATTCAGCCGATCGGCCCAGTCATCAAGCGTATTCGTCCCGGTAAAGACAACGCCAGCACGTTCAGCGATCATGATCACCGCATTGACTGCCTTCTGTCCAGCATATCCCTCATGGGTGATCGGGAAATACTCAACCACGCTGGGATCGCTCAGACCGCCATAATAAGACACGGCCAGCATATCCTTGCCAGAGGCGCGGCTGGTATGCTTGCGCCAGTTCCAGCCTGTCAGGGCCATCTCTTCGGCTTCCAGCCCCATGATATCATCCTGGCGCAGCTCCAGCTTCTTCTTTTCAGTCTCAGGGAATGCAGCACCGCAGGTCGGGCAGATCTTGGCGCTGATATGCACCAGCTCGTTGCACTCATCGCATACCTTGACCGGAGCCTCGCCATTGCCTTCATTGCTGCGCCGCTTAGGCGGCTCCACAGCGGTGATCGGGCCGTGCATCTGCACCACGCCTGCAAAGTCGAGGACGAGGCAATGATCTGTGTGGCTCTTCACACGCATCCCGCGCCCAGCCATCTGAACGTAAAGGCTTGCGCTCATCGTTGGCCGAAGCATGGCGATCAGATCGATATCAGGATAATCAAAGCCAGTGGTCAGCACGTTGGCGTTAGTCAGCGCGCGCAACTTACCACTTTTGTAGTCATTCAATAGGCGCTCTCGCTCTGCCTTTGGCGTTGAGCCAGTCACGCAGGCAGCTGGAATCCCGTGCGCCTGCAGAACCTGCGCCACAGCCTCAGCATGGTGAACGCCAGCGCAGAAGAACAGCCAAGCCTTGCGATCGCCAGCCAGCTCGATGACTTCTCGCACAACACGTAGGTTGTTCTCGTCGGTATCGACCGCAGCCTGCAGCTCGCTTTCGATGAACTCACCGCCACGCTTATGCACGCCAGATGTATCAAATGCAGCCTTCGTGACCTTGCTGCGCAGTGTTGAGAGATAGCCCTTATAGACCAGCTCCTCGATCGTCACCGGCTCGATCAGATCATCAAACAGCGCAGGCTTGTCGGTGATCAGGCCATGCCCCAGACGGTAAGGAGTTGCTGAATAGCCTATAATCCTCATTGATGGGTTGATCTTCAAAAGATCATTCAGGAACTTTCTATATCCACCTTCATCTCTATGAGAGATGCAATGACATTCATCGACGATACAAATATCAATATGACCAACTTGGCTGGCCTTATTTCTAATTGATTGAATGCCTGCGAAAATTATTGGTTCTCCAAGCTGCTTTACCCCAACACTTGCGCTGTAAATTCCCATTGGAGCGCCAGGCCAGATTGACCGCATTTTCTCAGCATTTTGCTCTATCAATTCTTTCTGATGACAAAGCATAAGAACGGTTGTCTCTGGCCATTCCTGCATGGCTCCACGAATTAACTCTGCAATTACAACACTTTTTCCAGATCCAGTTGGAAGCACGATGCAAGGATGGCCTGAGTTTTTACCCATCCAATCGTAAAGCATTTGAATGCTTCTTGATTGATAATCCCTAAGTTGCATCAGTAACTCACTCCACGCTTTATCCGGCCTACACTGGTCTGGCTGATGCCAAACATTTCTGCGATTTTAGATTGTGGAAGATCCATCTTTCTGATCTGATCAGCCTGCCTGTTGGTTAATTTTGCACGACCGGCCTTTTGTTCTCCACGTCCTTTGAATGATCTTTGCTTTTTAACCATATCCCTCATGTTTCCACGGTGATCTGATGCGAAAAGATGATCAGGATTGACGCAAAGCGGAGTGTCGCATCTGTGACAAATATATGTTCCAGGCTGAATGGGACCGTGTGTCAAAATATATGAAAAACGATGCGCACCTTCGGCTTGGCCATTATCAAGGTGATGCCTGCCATATAACATTCCACGATTATTTGGCCTTGTTCCGCCAGTCCAGAGCCAGCATCCATTTTCGTGCTTTTCATATTTTTGATGAAACCGTTCGATCTCATTTCCCTCTGCAACTTTGCGTGATCCATAAGCGTCTGGAGATCCATATTTCAGCAAACGACGATAATGCTTGTCGCAGAAACCACGGCTTACCGATGCGCGCTGGCAGTCAGGTTGATTACACTTCATAATTCCTCCTTGTTTCTGTTATTCCATATTGGACTGACAGAAACAAATCAACATCATCACCCTCTATAAAGTTCCCTGTTGCAGCGCATTCACAGTCTATGAAGTCTCACCGCTTCCAGCCGACCGTTTGTTCCTTCCGGTGCGCTGCCTTCAATCCCGCCAGGGTTGTCGAGACCAGTGAAAGGGGCTGGGCGGTATCTGGTTATCAAAGCATTCTGTCGCTCCACTGATCTGCCATAGCCTGTGCGATGCCTTGATAGGTCTCGCTGCGCAGTTTCCATCGATCTGCGCTTGGTGGCATCTTGTGAATGCGCGGCTCACGGCCCTCGACGATATTAGTCGGGAACAGCTTCGGAAGTCCCTTCAACCAGAGACAAGTTGCCTTGGTTTCACCATGCCCAAATTGCCAAGGCTGAATGATCTGGTCTGGCTTGCGCCATATGCTCGACATGACACAAACTGGGTTCTCGATGGCAATGCGAGGAATGTCAGCCTTAGCTAACATCATGAAAAACGATGCGCTTGCCTGCTGGCGACCATCAAGTCGCTTGGCTTCAAAGTGGCGCGCACCGCTAACCGATAGATCGGTGCATGGTGGATGCGCGATCATCAGATCCCAGGGATAGTCCAGCACATCCCTCACATCACCCTGATAATGCGGCCCAGGAGCCTCTGTGGGCAGCAAGTCGCAGCTCATGGCCTCATGCCCCCTCCAATGAAAGCATCGCGCACACGGCCAGAATATTCGCACGCTATAAGGACTTTCATCCAATCACCTCCGCATCAGGAAATTCACGCTTTGCCGCTTCGACCATAGGATCTCCGCACGCAGATGGATTCGCCACGATCTCGCGGCTCTTGTATCCGTTGCGTCCATTCAGCACCTCTCTGCCACCAATGGCCCAGACAACATGATCGTCCTCAGTAGCGCTTATCATTCGCCAAGGCACCATATCAGGGTGCAGAATGTGATCGTCGCAGCCTTCATGCTGGAACTCAAC